CTGATCCTTGGCTGTGATGATGTCCTGTAGCTTGCGTACTTCGGCTTTCTCATTGAGGTGAGTGGCGCCAAATTCGGTCGCATAGGCTTCAAAGATTCTACGTCCAAAATTGTTCTCGCGAGCAACCTGGATGTCTTCTTTGAATTGAGAGAGTTCTTGCTTGAGATGGCTGGCAACAACCTTGGTCATCTTGTTGGCACTTTCCTTGATGAATCGTGCTTTGAGAGTTTCAAGTTTATTACGGGCTTCGCTCACCAAACGAACCTTGGTTTCCACCAAGTCACGTTTGTCTTGAGCAAATTCCTGGATCTCTTCCGCAAGTGCTCGCACAACAAAATTCTCGAGTTTAGCGAGGCTTTCGTTGTGTTGCTTGCGGTCTTTGCGTAGTTCGCCAATTTCTTCAGCAAGCTTAGTGACCATGAAGTCATTAAACTTTGTAGATGATTCTTTCATCTTGCGTTGGAACTTGACACGATCTTCAGCAAGTGATTGCTTTTCAGCAGTCACAGCTTGAATCTCGGCAGTGAGACCCTCAGTTACCATGCGATCTAGGGCTTCTACCATTGTAGTTTTATCATGCTCATAGCGTTGTGCAAACTCTTCGCGGAGTTCTGCACGTACCTGCTCACGAGCCTCGGTCAATTTAGATTCCCAAGCTTCGTTGAGTTCTTGACCAATGTCTTCGTTAATAAGGCCGCTATCTAGTAGTGGTTTGATTGCATCAAACATGCGTTTTCTCCTAGATTTTGAGATCCTTGATGAGCTTGATAACCTCGCTCTTCAAGTATCTCTGTACTTTGTTGTCTTTACCCGCATCTCTAGCCATATCTAAAACCTTGTGACCATGTTTCATGTTCATCAAACCTTCGTAAATAGCTTTGGGATATGCATTGGGTGCACTGGGCTGGGCAACAATGTCGACAGTGACTATTTCAAAATCACTGACGTGTCCGTTTGCGTCGTTCACGTTACCGGAACCACGACTGGAAACTCCTAACTTCACACCTGATTGCAACATGGTTGTAACCAGTTGTCCCATTGGTGTGGGAAGAATTTTTAATTTACCAAAACCGTTGGGGCCGTCCATCCACATGTTAACAATGAGGTGACTCACGCGGTCTAGGTTAATTTTAAGGTCATCTGGGTGATCAACTTCACCCATAACTGAATAACCTTCTAAGATTTGTTCATTCAACGTGCCAACTGCACGTTCAATTTCATTCACAGGGTACACACGTTCGTTGGCGTTTTTGACACCGCCTTGAATGCAGATGCCCTTCATAAAGAGGTCCTTACCTTCACCAGAGCCTTCGACAATCATGCCGGCCTGGTTAAAGGTAAGATTTTCTCTAAGGTAAAGAGCCATTTACCTGTAGTCCTTAGTGTGTGACAGACTTGGTGTTAACACCAGTGGCCTGTGCCAAGTGTGGCTTGGTAGCAGGGCTCAACTTTACACTGCCTTGAGCAGGAGTGTTTTGCACTTTACCAATCAATTCTTTTGTAGTTGGAGCAGGGCGTCCGTTACCGCCGTCGCCTGTGGCATGCACTGGTTTGGCCATTGCACCACGTGCGCCGCTGTTGGCAGCCACTGGGCTCTTACTGGAAACACCAGTGTTGCTAGGTGTAGAAACTGTTTTCAAGCTGATGTTCTCATTGAACATGTTTTCAGTTTCCATCTCATCGTCAGCAACTTCAACACCAGTCATGTTGTCAAATTCGTCACCGGATACTTCTTCACCAGGTGCAGAGCCTGCATCGTCACCCATCAAGGACTCAAATTCAGCCATGAGTTCGTCAAGCTTGTCTTCTAGGTCAACCACGCGATCTTCTAGATCGCCGTCATCGTGGCCGGCTTCCATGTCATGTGTTACTTCTTCGCCGTCTTTTTCAGCTGTGTCATCAAACTCAGCATCATCTTCTTCCATCATGCCATGTTCTTCGGCTTCAACGTCGTCAATCAAGTCATCAGCTTGATCACCGCCAAGTGCCATGCCTTCTTCCATTTCTTCAGCTTCTTCCATTTCTTCAGCTTCTTCAATTGAATCGTCTCCCTCTTCGGCAGCTTCTTCAACATCCATCATTTCTTCATAGATCTGGCGGCTTTTTTCCACAACGATGTCATGGAATAATTCGCGGGCTTTCGCGTCTTCGTCATTGATCACGTATTCGATCAGTTGTTCAAATTTGTTCATGAGTCCCTCCAATGTAAATGGCTCTATAAAATATATTTACAGATATTGGTGAATAACATGCTCTTTAAGCATGTTTTTTATGTATATTATGATTTTTTGGGTTAGGCTAAGGGCTGAGCCGGTGGTGCGTACTGTCTTTGCACTCTTTCCAGTCGTTCGCTAAATTCAATTTGACGAATGTCATTTAATTTGCGAAGTTTGTTGATTTGACGTAATGTTAATTTGGTCTTGCGAAGATCTCCCAATTTTGGCTGAGAATTGTCCTGGGCCACGTCTTGGTAAGCTGAGTTTTCTTTTTGGTATAGTTCAAGCAAGATCATAATATTATTTATACAGAAGGGGCAGCGCCTGCGGCTGGCTGTTGCCCTGGTGCAGTTCCTGGTGCACCTGGTGCAACTCCCGGAGCAATGGGCACGCCGCCGCCTGTTTGATCCATGCCTGCAACCTCTTCACCTGTGGTAATATCTGTTTCCATGTCAGCTGGAGTAATGCCAACACTACGTAAATCAGTGCCAGTTGCAGGTGTGGCCTCGGGCGTGGCTCGTTCTTCATCCCAGAGTTCTTCATTTTCACGAATCTCTTCTTCAGTAAGACCTAGATAACGCTTGAGCAAGAAACGCTTGCTTAGATATGGGATTTGTTCAAGACTTGTAAAGGTTGCAACCCGTGTTGTGTCTAGTTCAGATTCACGATAACTGGCAAAGTTTTGAGGTGGATTAAACGTGATGCTGAACAGTCCTGAATCAATGTTAAAGCCTCTCCAGCGCATGAACATTTTGAATTCGTCATCAAGTTTTTCCACAATCAGTCGCTGTAAACGCTCGCAGTATTGATTGAACCGATATTCTTGAATCAATGCTGTGCCCACACGCCCGTCGCTCATTACTCGATCACTATCATCTGGCCCAGTGGGCAAATAGCTTGATGGCACACGCAGACCACGACACATTTTGTTGTTAAAATACTTTAAATCGTCAATTTCGCCTAGATTTGACCCACCAGCTAGTGTGTCAACACTGCTGCCACGACCGTCTGCTGTCTGGGGGAAGAAGTAATCTTCGTTAATAGATAGTGGGTTATAACTACTATCCATGATGTTTTGGCCACCACCGGTGTTGCTGGGTATTCTACGTTGGTGAATTTCGTTTTTAACACGATCCACAAATGCCATGGCCATGTGACTTGGCATGTTACCAACGTCAATTTTGAATACTCTACGCTCTGGTGCACGTGCCACTCGATAGATCAACACAGCATCTTCTAATAATTCTTTTTGTTTGAAAACTTTAAAAATAGTTTCTAATACACTCATGCCAAACGGCCAGTAGTAATCCAAGCCTTCTGTTAGACTCAAGTGTACCACATGCTTGGCATCAATCACAGCTTCGTTCATGGCTGCCGAGAAACGACTTTGTCCCGAACCTTGGCCACCTTGGCCTCCACCGTTGGGCACAGTATAGTTCATGGGTGCAACGTAACCCGAGCTTGCAGGATTTGATGTAAAGTCACTTGTGGTCTTTGCAGCCACAGTCAAGTTCTGAAAGTTGGGATTGATGTCACGAATAACATACTGCTCAGGTCGTTTGCCTTCGCTTTCGTTAACAATCACTCGAGCAACCTTGGTCATGTCAACCCAGTACATTTCAAATGTCTCAGGGTCTCGAATAAAAACTTGATCTCCGTACTTGATTGTGTTGCGGAAAATGCGGAAAATACGCTGATCTAGTTTGTTGAGTTTGACCCACTGTTGCAACTGTTTCTTGATGATACTGACTTCGTTATCACTGGGAGTTTCATTGTAATTTACATCAAACGGAATGTTGTCATCGTTGGTCATTTGAGTAGAAAACTCAGCCAATATGTCCAGGCAAGCATTGATCTCGCTGTCTAAATCCATTTGTTCATATTGATTGTATCGCTGTACACGATTTGGGTGTCCAGTGTACACTTCGGGCAATCGACTTGCGTAATTGCGGTAAACAATATCTGCATGGCTATTTGCTGTGTCACGACCGTCATTGCGGCCATATCCAGGCAAACCATCAGAATCACGACCAGACAGAGGAGACAACTGTCCGCTACTGTTTGCAACTTTAAAATATTTTTTCCATGCCATAGTTGTATACTTATAGTTAAGCAGTTGATACTTGCAACAATCTTTGTGCTGTAGAATTATTTGCGCCTTGCAATCTTACCATTTCACTCATTAACTGAACCAACTGTGAATCGTTTATGTTTGCTCCAGGACCGCGTTGTTGCATGACATCAGCTAGCACACTCCGAAATGCCTGTGCCATGGTGTCAACATTGGTTTGAGAGTTAACTGTGGATTGTAATTGCTGTACAATATCAGCAAATCCCGATCCAGATTTTGACAGCACTTCGGCAAAATTTACAGATTGCTGTTTAATATCAGAAAAACCTGATCCAGATTTTGACAGCACTTCGGCAAAATTTACAGATTGCTGTTTAATATCAGAAAAACCTGATCCAGATTTTGATACCAATTCAGAAAAATTCACAGTAACTGGAATAGTTTTGCCATCTGGTAGTGGAACAAACGCTTCGTTTAATCCGGCTTCGCCGGCAACAAGTCTGGTTCCACCGCGGCGAGCAGGAACTATACCCCCCATGGCTGCATAACCCACACCGCCCATTTTTTGGCTTGCCCAACCTTTTAAATCACCCACTGTTTCGATATTTTTAAACACATTGGGATTAGATGCCATTGCGGCTTCGCTTACTGCTGATGCAATAGGCGCATCCTCAGGCATGGCCAACAATCGACTAGCACCGCTGGCACCCAAGAAGTGTGCTAGATAGATAGCAGGGTCACTAGTGGGCAGACCTTTTTGTGCTAAAAACTGTCGATTTTGGTCCATGAGTTGTCGAAGTGCCTCACGTTGTAGAGTTGTGTCTACTTTGTAATCTTCAAATGTTTTGCCGTATAATGGGTTCGTTGGGCCAGCTTTACTGGCCAATCCTTCAAATGTGCCTTTGGTAAACTGTGCTATACCAAATGCGCTTGATGTGCCGCCGATGTTACCAATATTTTGGCCTCGACTTTCAGCATGAATAATTTTATCAGCCAATGATGATTGACGTGCTCGATCTGCTTGTCTTGTCAAATTGGGGTTACCAACTGCGGCTCCGCCGCCAGTGGTAGCAGACGGCACAGCACCTGCGCCTGTGGCAGTGGGTTGTGCAGTACCTGGTACCAAGCCTCCAGTTGACATTGGCACACCTGCAGGCGCCGCATTGTCAGTTACTTTTTTCGGAATACCTGTTATGCTTTCAACAAACTCTGCAAAGCCTTTCATGGCCTTGGTTGTGGGGTTAATTCCAATCTCAACTAGTTTTTGCAAGTTGTCTCTGGTGTTCATTTGCTCTCGACGCAGATCAACTTGTGCTCCAACTACACCATCGGCTCCGGCTTTTTGTCCCTTTTGTGCTTCTTCAATTTCCTTGGCGCTCTTGGCCAAGTCTTGATTGGCTCTAGCACCAAGATTTGCAGCTTCAACAAAATTACCAAATCCTGACGTTGCTATTGCACCAGCTTGACCTAAATCGTTAAATCTTGTGGCAAATTCTTTACCTGCTTTGTTTGATGCATCATAGGCTTTTGTTGCGTCCATTACACCACTAGACAATCCTTCAACTACACCAGTTGCACTGCCAATTGTTTGGAAGAATTTAACACCTGCTGGGCTGGTAATCAGTCCTGATGCTGACTCAGCATAACCCTGTGCCAGCTCCGGTGCTTGTTTGGCAAGTATAGCATAGTAACGTTCCATCTCATCAGCGGCTGCTATTTGTCGCACATCGCCCGATGCTCGCATGGCTTCGGTCTTGGCACGGAATTGTTCAACAGATCGAGCCTTGTTGATGGACTGTTCCATTTCAGAACGCTGTATACCAGTTAGCTTGGTCAAGCCATCCATCTCTTTGAGATAGGCAGCGGCGCCTGTTTGCAGTTGCGCTTGTGTTTTGTTTTGCGTTTGTCCCACACGGGCTTGCAAACCAAGATATGATACCAGGCCTTCGTTGATGTCCTCAACCTTCATGCCCATGTTCATTAGGCTGCGTCCCACAGGACCACGTGTTATGTCTTCGCCAAATGTTGCAAAGTCTTGACGACCTTTCATTACAGTGCCTGACAGCAGTGCAAGATCAGTAGATGACTTTGATATTAAATCTGAGAATGCCTTGAGTCCCACATCATCAAGTCCATACCCCAAGCGAACAGCAGATTCGCCCAGTCCTCGCATGCCATCTGCAGAGCTGGCGCCAATTTTGGATAGATCTTGATAGGTGCTAAACAGGCGGTCACTCATCTCGGCCGCTGTTTCAGCGTAGTCACCTACTGCTTTGAGTCCGGTGCCGGCTGCAAATGCGCCAATTCCCAGTAACTGAAATCCAGGAATAAGTGCAACAATACCACCTATTACTTGTGCCGCTGTTCCTAGGCCCTGTGCAAATGTGTTAACCGACTTGGCGGCAACTGCGGCACCTTGTTTGCCTTGATAAATGGCTTTGCTGTATTCAACAAGACTCTTTG